CAGCTGCTGATAATTTTGATGATGTTTATTTAGGTGCTAAATCATCTGCACCAACTTTAGATAATGATGGTGATCCTTTAACTGCAGGAGATTTATATTTTAATACTGTATCTAGTACATTACAGGTTTATTCAGGTTCTGCTTGGCAAGCAGCAGCAGTAAGTACAGCTGGATTTGCAACATTAACAGGTGCTGAAACACTTACAAATAAAATAATTAGTGGTTCTTCAAATACTTTAAGTAATATTAATGCAACTTCTGTTGGATCAGGAGTTGTTGATAACACAGAATTTGGTTATTTGAATGGTGTAACTTCAGCTATTCAAACTCAAATAGATAACAAAGCAGGAGCAGGTTTTGCGATTGCTATGGCAATTGCTTTATAGTAACAAATAATATAATAGGAAATAAAATATGGCACAAAACTTTAGAAGATACATAAACAGAAATACTGGTACATCAGCAGTTACAATTTTTACATCAGATAGTTATGATACAATAGTTGGAATTAATATTGCTAACACAACAGGAAGTTCAGTTAATGCTTCTGTATATATTACAAATTCAACTTTAGATTATTACTTAATAAAAACTGCACCTATTCCTTCAGGATCATCATTACAAGTACTAGATGGTGGTGCTAAATTTGTAGTTCAGTCTGGCGATGCTTTAAAAATTATATCTGACACAGCTTCATCTTTAGATACAGTTGTAAGTACAGTAGACGATATTTCAACATAGGAAAATTAAATGCCTTTCATAGGAAATAAACCTTCTGCAGTACCTTTAACTTCTGCGGATATAGCTGATAGTATTATAACATCTGCAAAGATTGTAGATGCCACAATAGCTAATGCTGATATTGCAAATTCTACTATTGCTTTAGCAAAACTTTCAGCAACAGGAACTGCTGATGCCACTACATTTCTAAGAGGAGATAATTCTTGGGGTAGTGCAGGTGCTACTGCTGGACAAGTTATTCAAGTTTTAAGTGCTACTGATAATACAAGAAGAACCACAACATCTAGTTCTTATGTTACGGCTTCAAACACTTTATCAGTTACTATTACTCCTTCATCTGCAAGTAATAAAATATTTGTTATATCGCAAGTAGTAGGTGGTGGTGATGGATATGGAGTACACACAATTCAAAGAACAATAGGTGCTACTACAACAAATTTAGGAAACGCAACAGATGGAATAACTTTGCATGGTGGTAGTGAACCATTATCTGGTTGTTTAACTTGTTTAGATTCTCCTTCAACTACATCAGCAACAACATATCAACATTATTTTAAAAATAAAGATGGTACAAGTTCAATAAGTCTTGGTAGAGCTGACGCTTATACACCAACACTAAGAATTACTTGTTTTGAAATAAAAGGATAATTATGAAAATATCATTTCTAAAAGCATTAACAGCAATTAATCCTAACGCACAAGCATCTATATCTGGTGAAAATGGTAAAGAAATATTATCAACATTAACTTGGGAAAATGGCACTATTCCTATTGATGTTAATTTAATATTAACTAAACAATCTGAACTACAAGCATTAGAAGATGTTTATGTTAATAGACGTAAAGAATATGGTACTCTTGTAGATCAGTTAGATGAAATTTATCACAATGGTTTAGATAGCTGGAAAGCTAGAATAGCTAATATTAAACTTAACAATCCAAAAGAATAATGCCACTAACAAGAATACAATCACTAGGAATAACTGATGGCACAATAGTTAATGCCGATATTAATGCTAGTGCTGCTATAGCTGGAACTAAACTAACAGGTGTTGGTAAAGTATTACAAGTTGTGCAAACTGTTAAATCAGACACAACAACAGCTACTTCTGCAGCAACTCTTGATACTTGGGTTGATATAAGTGGAATGTCAGTTTCTATAACTCCATCTTCTGCATCAAATAAAATTTTGTTATCAATTATGTTAAATATAGATGGAGCAGCAGGAGAATCTGTAGCAATACAAATTTTAAGAGACTCAACAGCTATTGGGAATGGAACAACATCTGGTTCAAAACTTAGTTGTTTTATAGATCAAAGATTTTATTCACAGTATGAATGTAATACTTATAGTGGAAATTATTTAGACTCACCATCTTCAACATCTTCTATTACTTATAAAATACAATGGAGAAAACCATACGACAATGGTTCAACAGCTATTTATTTAAATAGAAGTTATGATGATAGTGATAATAATGATAGACCAAGAATGTCATCTACAATTACAGTAATGGAGATTGCTGCATAATATGACTGATATAATTAAATCAATAATAGCAATAAATTCAAACGCATCAGCAAGTGTTAATGCTGATGACATTAATCAAATAACTTGGCACAATGGAACTACACCAATTCCTGCAAATGAAATACTTGCTAAACAACAAGAACTAATTGCAGAATATAATTCTAACAAATACCAAAGAGATAGAGCCAAAGACTATCCTTCAATACAAGAGCAATTAGATATGCAGTATTGGGATAAGATTAATGGTACTAATAAATGGCAACAAGCCATCAACGCAGTTAAACAGAAATATCCAAAATAGATGGCTTATATCGGCAAACAACCAGTTGTAGGAAATTTTGTAAAGCTAGATGCTATAGTTACATCTGCTACAGCTACATACAATTTATTAAATGGTGGAGTTGCGTATTATCCACAAACTGCAAATAACTGTATCGTATCTTTAAATGGTGTTATTCAATCGCCAACTTCAGCTTATACAATATCAGGTTCAACAATAGTATTTGATAGTGCTTTAACATCTGCAGATTCAATAGATTTCATTTTAGTATTAGGAGATGTACTTGCAATAGGTACTCCTAGCGATGGTACAGTAACTAATGCTAAACTTGCTTCAGGAACTGTAGGATTAATTGCTTGGCAATCAGTTCAGACAACAGGATTTACAGCATCTGCTGGTAAAGGTTATCCTTGCAATACAACTTCAGCTGCATTTACAGTAACATTACCTGCTTCTCCTTCTGTTGGAGATACAATAATATTATTAGATTACGCAGGAACTTTTGCTACAAACAATATTACATTAGGAAGAAATTCAAATAAAATTGAAGGTGGTACTGCAAACAAATTATTAACAACTAATAGAGAAGCTGTAACTTTAACTTATGTAGATGCTACACAAGGTTGGGTTGCTTCATCAGGAACAAATTATGGAACACAATCAATAGATTCAATTCAATATTCTGCTGATATTTTAGTTGTAGCAGGAGGTGGTGGAGGAGGAGGTAGTTCACAACCAGGAGGTGGAGGAGCTGGTGGATATAGAACATCAACTCAATCATTAAATGGTGGTACAGTTTATACTATAACAGTTGGAGATGGAGGTACTGGAGGAAGTTCAGGAACTTATGAAGGTGGTGATGGTTCTAATTCTTCAATATCAGGATCAGGATTAACTACAATTACATCTGCTGGTGGAGGTGGAGGTGGTTGCCAAACAGTTGGAAGAAATGGTGGATCTGGAGGAGGAGGAAGTAGATCAAATAGAGCAGGAGGTACTGGTAACACTCCTAGTACATCTCCAAGTCAAGGTAATAATGGTGGTACTGGTGCTGAAGCTGCATCACAATATGGTGCTGGAGGTGGAGGTGGAGCTGGTGCTGTTGGTGGAAATGGTTCAGGCGGAGGTGGAGGAAATGGTGGAGCAGGAACTGCATCTTCAATAACAGGTTCATCTATAACTTATGCTGGAGGTGGAGGTGGAGGTAATCTTAATACAACAGGAGGAACTGGTGGTACTGGTGGTGGAGGAAATTCTACTTATAATACTACTGGTGGAGCAGGTACTACTAATTTAGGAGGAGGTGGAGGAGGTGGTGCTGAAAGTATTGGTGGTGCTGGAGGAAAAGGAGTTGTTATATTAAGTGTACCAACTGCCAATTATTCTGCTACTTCAACTGGTTCACCTACAATTACAACATCAGGAAGTAATACAATATTAAAATTTACAGGTTCAGGAACTTACACAGGATAATTTATGGCATCATTTGCAAAAATAGGATTAAATTCAAAGGTAATAGAAGTTCTTTCAGTTAATAATGAAGTATTAAAAGATTCTAATGGAGTTGAACAAGAAGTAATTGGTATAGATTTTTTAACTAAACTTACAGGCTATCCTGTATGGAAACAAACATCTTACAATACTCATGGTGGAGTTCACTCATCTGGTGGAACACCTTTAAGAAAAAATCATGCAGGAATAGGTTATATTTATGATGAAGATAGAGATGCTTTTATTCCACCTAAACCTTACAATTCTTGGATATTAAATGAAGATACTTGTCTTTGGAATGCACCAGTTGCTATGCCAAAAGATAATAATAATTACAAGTGGAACGAACAAACTTTATCTTGGGATATAGTAGAATATACTATATAATCTAACCCATAAAGGGTTATGAATATACTTATTGCTATTCCTTGTTTTGGTGGCAACGTCAGTAACATGACATTCCATTCATTATTTAATTGTATCAAACCTTTAAATGATCTGGGACACAATCTTAGAATAGAAACCTTACCAACTGAATCTTTAATCAATCGTGCTAGAAATAAGTTTGTAACCAAGTTCTTAGATAATAAAGAATTTAATGGTACGCATTTATTATTCATTGATGC